CAATAAAGTTATCAGTACTTTGAATTTCTAATGCTGGATTAAATAATGTGCCTAATTGTTCAATCAATTGAAGTTTTTGGTTGTAATTAGTAGTCCAAAAATCTACTGTAATCTTTAGAGTATACGGTACAGGCATTAATCTTTCAACAGTAAATGCTTGTCCCTGTGTAGTTTCGTATTCACCAGTCTCAGCATTGTATGCTCGTTGTCTTACATTTATTTTATCCACAAAGGTAGGATCTTGCGTCCACTTTTGATTATATTCCAATCCGCTAATATAATATGTAATTAAAGGAGCACTTGGTAAATTACTTGCGCTGTTATTAGCAATAATAGTTGCCGCTTGCCTACTGCTATCACCATACATAACAGGAACACGAACTAATATTTCATTGCCAGCCGGGTCTTTACCTTTAGTAACTTGCCAATTACTAAAAATTTTCGCAAATTGAATTAAGAATCTGCGTATCTGATTGTCATAGAAAAAATCTGCCATTATATACTCTTTAAATTACTGGTGGAAATGCGTCTGGCTTCAACGTTAAAATAGTTGATAGCCCTTGTTTTTCTGGCACATATGTACCATTTGTTAGTTTTGTTTCGTTTCTATCATTAATGAATCCAGATAATAATGACTTATCTGCTTCAGTAAACCCTGTATCTGTTCTCACACTAGTTGAAATTCTAACCCACATTCTACCATCCCAACGATATAGTATTTGAGGGAAGTAATCAATACGTAAGTAATAATCTCCGACTTGTGGATTTGTAGGGAAACTTATACCAGCACCAGAAAGCAATGCTCCATCTAATCCTACGTTTCCTAAAGGGAATCCGTTAGGTGGAGTACCGTCGCCTGTCATATAGCCACCACTATAACCAAAACTACGCGGGCTACTACGTGCTATGAATTGGAATGCTGGATCACAATCTGCTCTCCAATCCATTGATTGACTAATAGTTCCAGTAAAGCCTGGCAATTCAGGATTAGCATCAGCAGTAGCATATGTATTATCAGCAGTACCATATGGTCCTGTTATTGTTCCGCTACTAACCACAGTTAATATTGTATCACCACTTACCCTACCAGAATTGGTATCGGTTCTTTCTGGTGCTAATGTTATTGTTTCTAAGTGTGTTGTATGAAAAACATCTAACTTGTCATATCCCATATCAGCAGTCATATCCCAAATGCTTTTTATTGCTGCTTTAGGTATTTTAATTACTGGACTAGGATTTCTAAACTTAGGACTACGTAGCATCATCACAGTGCCAGTAACCGCAGGATTAGGTGCTCCGCCGTCTGTATTAACATTGATAGGTGGAGCAGGATTATTAATTGCCCTTGATAAAACACCGTTGCTTGAATACTCACCGTATGTAGGTACAATGTAGAAATTATTACTATTGTACCCTGAGTTAGGTAAAAGACGTTCTGCTTCAACAAGTGCTGCATTATTAATTTCAATATTCTTATTGTATGTAGCAAGGATATCTTTAAGATTATCCGCAGTATCTAATTGCCAATATGTAGGATCAGGGGGATATATCCCTGCAGGAACATCAATCAATGCTTTATAATTCTTATCACCATACGTAATAACATAACCTGCAGGATATGGTTTAGTTTTATCCCATATACCAAGATAGGTATCTTGGTCAATAGGAGCACTTAGTATCTGACTAAATTCTTCACTATCAACCATTGGTTCACATTTGATACGCCATAAGTGAGGGAACCAAGTTGGACTAAAACCTTCGCTAGCATAGTTAGCATCCGTGACCTGCATGAAACGTTTCAATGCTGTTGGGATCGTTTCTTTCAATGGATTATAATCTAACAAGTGAGGTAATTCAATTACATCACCTACCATCAATTTTCTACCAATCAATTGAATCATATCATTGTAGTGAACAGTAATGAAAATGATATCGTTGTTTAAAAACAATCCAAACTGACTTAAATCAAAATCTAAATTCTGTACATTATAATGTCCACGTAAACGAAAGATATTTGGATCATATGTTCTGTCACGATTTTCCAAGAATAACAGGTCTTGTATATTAGTTGGATTTAATACATCGTATTCAGGTTGGGTAGCATCAATGGATGGACCTTGATTTGTTGGACCCATATACTTATGTACATACAAATCCGTGGAACCTGCGGTGAACTGTTCTGATATTATCTTATCAAAAAAGTTATAATCATTAGTTTTATTGGGACGCCAAAGCGAGAGTCTAGGCATAGTTAATTCACTTTATTACTTATTTATCGTAAATACAGACGACGGCGTATTACCAAAAACTTGACATTAAATGGTTATTGTGTTATACTACATATTCAATTGAAACTTTGGAGTAATTCATGGCTACACGTAAGCATTCAGACGATCATTTTGTAAAAGCACTAAACCCCCGGGACGCTGATACAAAATATATGGGCGAAGAACCCTTCTTCCCAATTCAGCCCGATCCAGAATCAAGATTTTCAGCACTTGCCCGCAGTTTCACTTGGTATACTAGATTCTATACTAAAAAAGACGCAAAAGAACTATTGTGTCAATATCTGGATTACAATAAACGAACTGACGAGGCTAAACAAATTCGTAAGGTCCATGAAAGCGAATTCATTATTACATTGTGCTGGATAGCACGTATGACAATGCGCGGTTTGGAATTGACTGAGCATGAAGAACTTACATTACAAAATGATATTGGACGACTAGTCAAATCATTGACAGAAACAGAGGTAAAAACTAGTGCAACTAGTATTGTAAAAGAAGAAGTAGTTGCTACCCGCCCTAACATTCAGGAAATTCTGAAAGAAAAAGCAAGAGAAGCCGCTGGTGAAATGGAAGGGATGATTGACGATTTTGTTACTAGTGGTAAGGCGTCAGAAAAGACAGTTGATATTGTTGCAAAATACAATGTCATGCCGCAACATATCCCAATCATTGTTGATATCTGGAAACGTAAGCAAGATGAATTCCAACGTCTAAGTGATGGTGACGAGTCATTGAAAGAGGGATATGCGTTCCTAGGTAAAATTCAGATTCGTAACATTCTGAAATTCATTGAGGGTGTGCTAGGTGACTTGAACAGTTACATTAGCATTAAGAAAGCAAGCAAGGCTCCACGTAAGCGTAAAGCGGTTCCTGTTGAGAAGATTGTTGCTAAACTGAAATACTTGAAGTTGTTCAAGGACGTTGCTACTAAACTTGATTTAGTTAGTGTACATCCTACAAAACTTCACGGAGCAAGTGAAGCATGGGTTTACGATACAGGCAAGCGCAAGTTGCATCATTACATTGCTGACGATTATAGCAAAGTGTTTAGTGTTAAAGGTAACACATTGCTAGGGTTTGATGCGAATACTAGTGAAATGAAAACACTACGTAAGCCCGGTGAGCAAATCAAAGAAGTAATGGGGAGCAAGCCCGCGGCACGTAAGTATTTTAAAGATATTAAAGCGGTGGGGGCAGTCCCGAATGGTAGATTCAACGAATCTATGATTATATTGAAAGCGTTTTAAAATGAACAGACAAGAGGTACAACAACGAATGACGGAGATCATGGTTATGATTGACCAGTCAATAGCAATGACCGATGACAGAAATGAAATATTGATGTTAGCCTGTGCTATGATGCAGAGGTCTAAAGAGATATTGGAAGCTGAATTGGGTGTAGCAGGAAGAAAAGAAATGTTTAAAGATTACGTATAATGTATGAATTCGTAAAAACATTCGAAGATTCATGGGAAAAGATATACCAAGAATATCTTGGTATAAAGAATAACATGAAAGATTGGCCCGAGTATAATATATATAATGACGGCTGGGAAGTACACGGGATATTCAATTGGCCCGGCGGGGAAGAAAAGAAAAATCATAATTGTCCTTTCACTGCTAATCTAATAAACGAAGTTTTTCCCAATGGACACGGTACTGCGGGATTTAGTAGATTAAAACCTAACACTATCATATATCCTCATTTTGGTCATAAGGGTAATTTTTTAAGAGCACATTTGGGCTTAGAAGTTCCCGAAGGTGATTGTGCTTTAGAAGTTGAGGATAGGACTATTATTTGGGAAGTTGGTAAAATGGTAATTTTTGACGATAGAAAATTACACAATGCATGGAACCGTACCGACAAAGAGCGAGTTGTACTCTTGTTGGATTTTTATGAATAAAGGAGTTAGTATGACAGATAAATTTTTTATATGGTTTGATCGTAACCGTAAAACGATTGGATATACCGTTGCTGGCCTCAATATTTTAGGCGGGTTAAGTTTACTTTCCGGTGGACAACTAACAAATGGCTGGCTACAGATTTTTCTAGGGGGTGTCATTGCAATTGACACCGCAACAACACCATGAAAATTGATTTAAACAAATATCAAGAGTTTGTAGAGGCTGTGACAAGTCAAGCAAGTAATGACTTAACTACATTCCATGATACGATAGATCGGTTAGATGCTAACTATGAACTAGACTTAGCAGACAATCAGATGAAGCATGGACCTGATGTTAATATTCCACTATTAATTACAGCATGTTTTGGGTTAGCGGCTGAAAGTGGTGAATTTATTGAAGTGCCCAAGAAGATCATTTTTCAGGGTAAACCATTGACTGACGAGAATGTATTTCATATGAAACGTGAACTCGGTGACATTATGTGGTACTGGGTCAATGCATGTCGTGCGTTGAATCTAGACCCCAATGATGTGATTGCTGAGAATATACGCAAGTTAGAGTCACGCTATCCCGGTGGAAAGTTTGACGCATTTTACAGCGAAAATCGTAAAGACGGAGACTTGTAATACACGAACCATAGTGTTACCTGATAAATAGTATTATTAGGTAACACTTATGTCAACATATCCAACCGCTTCTGTTCTTTCAACCCCGACCGGGTTAACTTTATCAGAGTTAAAAGAGGCACTATTCAGTAATCTTAGATATCGTC